TCTTGTAAGGCTAATTAAAAGTATATAAGTAATATATAAAAAGGAGATTAAGATGGGCTCACCGGTTGCTCGATTAGCAGATTTATGTACAGGCCACGGATGTTATCCGCCAAGACCTAATATAGAAGGAAGTCCTAATGTATTTGTCAATAGCAGACCACATCATAGACTTGGTGACGGCTGGGCTGTACATTGTGTCCCTGGAAAAACTATGATTAAAACAGAAAATGGATTTATTTCATTCAATGAACTATCTAAATCTTGGAAAAATCAAATAGTTTTTTCAAAAGATTCAGATGGAACAATAATAAAAAGTGAAATTATTCAATTTATAAATCAAGGAAAGTCTAAAACGTTTATTAAAATTGAGATTGAAGATGGTACATTATTTGAATGTACCGAGGATCACTTAATTTTATTAAATAATGGTCAGTATAAGCAAGCACGAGATCTTGTAGAAAATGATATTCTTTGAAAAAAAAGTAATTGAAAAAGAAAAAGTAATTAACTATTTCTTTCTTGATAGATATGAAAGAATAGTAATGAATGAAATTAAAAGAGACGAATCAAGTAGACACGAAAAACATCACATTGTTCCAAAATGTATGGGAGGAAGTGATGATTTTAACAATATAGTAAAATGTCGATTACGAGTTCATTTTATTCTACATTTTTTATTAAGTAAAGCGTTTCCTTGTAATAGAGGTCTAATTACATCGTGTCTTTATTTCAAAAAGGCCAGAAATAGCAGGCTTTATGAAATAATGAAAAAACATCATTCAAGACAAATGATTGAAAATAATCCAGCAAAAAGAAATGATGTAAGAGAAAAAATAAGTCAAGGAATATTAAATCGTAACTTATTGAGAACAGATGAAGAACAAGAAAAAATAAAAAGATCTCTATCAAAGCGAACACAAGAACGAATTAAAAATAAAACTCATAATTTTATTAAAAATCATCCAATGAAAAATGGTAACACTAAAGATTACATTTTATCAAATCTAAATTCTCAGGAGAATAGAAAAATAACATCTGAACGACAAAAGAAAAATAATTCGATTATCGGTATTCTCAAGAAAATAGAAAAATACATGATTGATAATTGTATAACTTGGGATCAAGCAGCAATAGAATGTAAAAATAAAAAAATAACAAGAGCAGCATACTCAGAGGCAACATACATTAAATGGTTAAAATCAAAAGAATAACAAAAATTAAATATGAAAATCCTGTAGATGTTTTCGATATTGAGGTTTTTAATGATAGAAATATTAATAACTTTATGGTAAAAGGTGATTTTTTTATTCACAATTGTTGTACCGGAGGATGCCACGATTCAGTAACTTGTGGTGGCTCATCTACAGTTTTTATTAATAGCCTACCAGCAGCAAGAGTTGGAGATCCCGTGTGCTGCACCAGTAACATTATGACACGGAAGTTTAGATGTTTTTGAGGGAGGGTAAATGAAAGAGATCATTCAATTTTCAGATATTAACTTGGCATTTACTCCGCACCCATTAACTGGTGATATAAATCCTAAAATTAATATTGAATCAATAAAACAGGCAATTAAAGTCCTTTTTCTTTTGAATCCTTATGATGTTCCTTTTAATTCCAGTTTATTTACTGATATGAATAGCCATCTTTTTGAGAATATTAACCATTTAACTATTTCCAATATGGTTAAAAGAATTGAATGGGCAGTTAAGACATTTGAAAAAAGAGTAAAATTTATTTCAGCTTCTGTAGTGCCTTTTGATTCAGATGATGGATTTGAAGTCACTGTTACATATCAAATTAAGGCATTAAATATAACAGATACATTTACTCAACAGTTTCAGAGAGTTCGATAAAAATGACAATAACAACAAATGAGCTCACAATTAATTCACTTGATTATCCTGAAATACGTGATAATCTTGTTTCTTTTCTTCAAAGTCAATTAGATAGTGCAGGAAATCCTATTTATCAAGATTTTGATTTCCAAGCAAGTGGTATTTCTACATTAATTAATCTATTAAGTTACAATACGCACTATATCGGCTACTACATTAAGATGTTATTAAATGAAAGTTTTATTGATTCAGCGGTAAAGCGCGAAAGTCTTTTATCTAAAGCCAAGTTATCTGGTTATATTCCAAGAGGAAAAACAAGCGCCAGAGCCGATATTAAATTATCTATTAATATAGATGTTAGTAATTCAGAACAGTACGAGCCTTCAAGTAAAAGTATTTTAATACCAAGAGGGACATCATTTTCAGGAGTGAATAATGATCAAGATCAGCGAGTATTTTATACTGTTGATGATCTATTTATTAAGAATATAGATAATTCTCTATATCCTATTATTAACTATACATCGGATACTTTTACAATATATGAAGGAAAACTTCAGGAATGGAAATTTAAGATAGATACTTCTCTTTTAAATCAAAGATATATTATTCAAGATAAAAGTATAGATATTGATACTATACGAATGATTATTATTCCAGATGGTCTCATCACTGGAGATGAGTATTTTTTAGCAAGCAACGTATTTGATGTTACAAGCACATCTAAGGTATTTTATCTCACAACACAAGAAGATGGTTTTTATGAAATCATTTTTGGAAACAATATATTTGGAAAAAGCCCTTCTAATAAGAGTATTGTATATCTCTACTATATCTCAAGTAACGGCGAAAGCGGAAATGGTTGTAAAAAATTTCAATTTAATAAACCATCTCAAGATATTCCAACTGAAAATAATATAGGAAACTGGGAAGACTTTAATGTTATAACAGAGACTGGAACAATTAGCAGTGGAGGTTGCGAACCAGAAACAGTTGATAGTCTTCGTTTTACAATACCTCATCACAATAGAAGACAAAATAGAATTGTAACTTCAGATGACTATAAATCGATCATTATAAGTGAATTTAGGAATATAGATAGCATTAATGTTTGGGGTGGAGAAAATAACATCCATAAAGATTATGGTAAAATATATATAAGCGTTAAACCTAAATTTTCGGATAAACTTACTTTAACGGCTAAAAAAGATATACAGAGTAGACTTTTATCTAAATACTGTGTTGTAGGTATGCAACCTGTATTTATTGATCCAGAATTTATTAATGTTGAATTAACTGTATATGGCAAAGTTGAAAGTAAAAGAACCAATAAAACATTCGGGCAAATAGAAAAAGATATTATATTTGAGATACAAGACTATAATTCAAACCAATTAAATGTTTTTGATAACTTTTTAAGTGATGTCACTCTTTTGAATAACATTAAAAGTAAAGTTACATCATTAAAAAGTTGCTATTCTAAAAAAACTATTAATAAAGATCAAGATATCATTTATAAGTCTGAAATAGAAAATGAAATGTATATAGGTAACTCAATAGAGAATGGAATTAAAAGTTCACTATTCAATTACGGAACAAGTGTTTGCTACTTTGCTGATGATTCAAATGGAAATGTATTCATTTACAAAGAAAGCGATAATCAAAAACTTTTAGTGAAATCTTTTGGTCGAGTTGATTATACCAATGGAATTATTTATTACCAATTTCCTGTATATGGAACTTTAGTTCAAAACAACTATGGTTCAAGTGGAACTATTAACTTTACAATGACACCAACAAACCCAGATATTGAAACATATTTACAAAATATTGTTCGTATAACAAAAATAAGAGTGATTCTTTCTAATGCGTAATTATATAAGTCCTATAATCTCAGAGAAAAAACCAGAATTCATTAAGCGTGAATTTAAAAATTTTTCACGATTTATAGATCATTTTTATACATTCTTAGAACTTGATGGAAATCCGCTTGAAATATTAGAAACTTTTTATGAAAATTGTGAAACAAATAATCAGGTTGATCAGTATATTGATAAAATTCTTTTAGAGTGTGGGTTTGATATTCAAAATACATTAAAAATTCCAAAGAAAGAACTCATACTTCATTTACGTGATTTTTATTTAAGTATAGGTAGTGAAGAATCATTTAAGTTTTTATTTAAAATTCTATATAACTGCGATTTATCTATAGACTACCCTCGTAAAAGGATGCTTATTCCAAGTCAAGCAGTATATTCAGGAAGATACTTTATTTTTACAACTACACATAATTATGGTAGTTCAAATTTTAATACTTTACTTGGACTTGCTAATAGTTATGATCTAACATTAAAAGGAATTTCTAGTAAAACAGAATGTGCTATAGAGAGCATCAGTATTCTGCATAGGCTTAATTTAAACTATTTAAAAATTCAAATTGACACACCTTATAGAGAATTTCAAAAAGGTGAAGGTATAGAAATATCATCTTTATCCACAGGAATAAAAATAGTAGAAAATTTTGTAGATACTATTAATCTTGAAGTAAATGAACCAGGAAAGGGATATAAAGTAGGAGATACAATAACAATATCTAATTCTCAAGTATTAGGTAGCGCCAGAGTTAAAACATTAAAAGATGGCTCAATCAGTAGTATTACAGTAAATTCAGGTGGAACAGGTTACGCAGTTGGAGATCAAATTTTATCCGATCCTAAATCAAAAGGACATTCTTTTTCAGCAGTAGTTTCAAAGGTTAATAACTCAGGAAACTATCTATCAGTTCCTTTTAATAGCAGTCTTGATCTATCATCTGGTGATTTCTGTATAGAAACTTGGCTCTATATGCCATTCTCCAACATAGATTCAGTTATTTGTTCTGGAAAAAATCCAAATAGTAATACTGGATGGGATTTTAAAATAAATGGTAATAGAAATCTTTTATTTACAATGTATGGAGTTTCATCTCAGGTAGTATCTTCTACTAAGATAATTCAATCAAATAAATGGACACACGTCGCTGCTACAAGAGAAGGTAATTTATTAAGACTTTTTATAAATGGAGTTTTAAGTTCTAATAAAACTATTTCATCTGGAGTTTCGGCTTCTTCTCCGATTAAAATAGGTATTGGTGCTAATAATAAATATCCTTTTATTGGAAACTTAGATAACTTTAGAATTACTAAAGGTAATGCCCGATATACTTCTAATTTTATTCCTCCAGATGAAATAAATAACTCAGATTCTCTTTTTGCAAATGTAAGTCTTCTTATAGATTTTAATGGTATTGATAATTCACAATCAATTTTAGATTTATCAAATCTCAATAACACTATTGAAGTTAATGGAAGCATATCTCTATCAAGTAATATTATTAGAACTACAAATACGAGTGGTTATTTTAGTGGACTTGGTAGTATTGAGAAGGTTTCAATCTATAATAAAGGATATGGTTATGATACCATTCCCACTATTATTGTTAAGTCTCAGAAAGGAACTGGAGCAATATTAATAGCAGATAGTGAAAATATTGGACAAATAGAAAGCATAGAAATAATAGATCCATTTATTGATTCCGTAGGAATGATGGTTTCATCTGTAAATTCTTTAAATGGTACTGGTGCAATTATAGATGCAGTATCAAAATCTGTATTCTTGGAAAGACCATCTTGGAAAAGTTTAGAAGGAACTTTAGGTATTAATTCAACACTTCTTGATAGTTATTACTATCAGCAGTTCTCATATACTATATATTCTCCTATAACAAGAAGCAATTATGATTCTTTAGTCGATGAATGGGTTCACCCTTCTGGATTTGTTCGCTTTTCTATTTTGGATATTTCTTATTCAAATGACTTAAATCAAAATGGATTTATAGATACATTTTATTTAACAACAATTAAGGTTATAGAAGGAATTATTGGTGTTTATATGATTAACTTTGAGTCAAACGGATATAGTAGTATTGCACCTTCTATATTACCTTTAACAAAATACCAAACTTCACAAGATAAGAGTTTATTAATTAATCCACTATCAAACCTAAATTGGTTTAAAGAAAGCATAAATAATTTTAAATTTTTAGCAAGTGAGTGGGATAACTTTATCTGTGGTGATATTCCTTCTAATACTTACCCTGGAAGAAAGAAAATAAATGATAATTCTATTTTAATGAATCAAACTCTTGATGCTCAAATTAATATAATTACTATATAAGTAATACTATAACAAGAAAGTCAAAAGAACCACTATAGTTCCGTATATGGAATTGAATAAAAACAAAAACAAGTAGGAAAAATAAATGGCCGCTAAATTTACAAGTAAAATTCGAAGTTTTGTCGCAAGTAGCCTAATTGACAATATAACTTTACAGCAGATTAATGAGTGGGCATCTTTGACTTCTTATGTTGAAGGTGATGTTGTTTTTTATGGTAACAATAAATATATCTCAAAAGATACTGGACAGAGTGGAAGCACACCTCCAACACACGTCAATGGTTCTTCTTCAGATGGAGGCATTAATTGGCTGTGGGTTGAGTATATCAGTACAACACAGATGTTTAAAAGAAATCTTTTCGTAGCGATTGGTAAAAAAACAGAGTGGGCTGATGAAAATAATCCTGATATTCCTAATGTATCTGATATGAATGATTTTGAAGTTATTAAAAATTGTATGACTTTAAAAAGAGTATCTAATAGCAATTTTAGACTTGCTATTAAAAGATATAATTGGGAAAGTGGCGCATATTATAGTCAATATGATGATAAAAAAGATCCTTTAGCCATTGATGGACCAACATCTTATGATAATCCATTCTATGTCCTAACAGATGAAAATAATATCTATAAGTGTATTAATAACAACAATAATTCAGCAAGCACTTCAAAGCCAACAGATATTGGAACACTTATGTTTACCTTGGCTGACGGATATGTATGGAAGTATATAGGTTCTATTGACTCAGACTCAATTTTCTTTTTAACAAATGGTTTCATCCCAGTTAAATATAAAATAAGTGATGACGGAAGCAACCAATGGGATGTCCAACAAGCAGCAGTCAAACAGAGTTTATCATCATTTAGAGTTTTAAAGAAAACTGGAACATTCCCAAGTACAATGGTAACAACTCTATCTGGAGGCACTCCAACTACTCCAGCACAAGCATTTGCAACTAAAAATTCTTTAGATGACACTCTTAATCAAATTCTTGTTGATCCTTCATCTATTGGAGCAGGTTATGACTTAACTTCTAAGGTTTATGCAAAGGTTCAAAGAGCAGGAACAGTTGGCTCAGGTGGAACAGTTGGGACTATTACTGTTTCAAGCGGAGTTATTACCAACATTACTGTTGGTAATGCGGGAAGCGGATATACTGGAGGAGCAATATTAATTCTATACGATCCTACAAACACTCCAACCTCTGAAGCCACTGTAAGTGTCGTAATGACTGTAAGCGATACTATTCAGGAGTTCACTATTAGCAATGGTGGTAGTGGCTATTCAAATGACGTGATGGGATTCATTATTCCTGGAAC